ACATGGGGATGATATGTCAGACTTTAACCAACTTACATCAACTGCATCACTTACTGGTGGTCAGGACAGTGGCACAGCGTATGTTGATAGCAGTACTGTCACCAATATTACAAATCAGGGCGACATGTATGCTGGAAACACTACTGCACATGCTCCTAATCTACCTCATGGCAATGGTGGAAGTGTAGTTTATATCTAAAAAAAAAGGGAGACAAAAGTCTCCCTCTTTTCAAACTACCAAAGTTTTTAACCTTCTGCTAACTTTGAAAAATAACTCATAGTGTCATCTTCTTCAGTATCAGAACTTGCTGCTTGAGCAGTGTCATCTTCATGCCAAGGCACTTCATCCGACTTAGCTGCTTGCGCAACAGGTGCTGGTGTAGCAGCAACAGTTTCAGCAGTGAAACTTGACGTTCCAGCACTTCCTCCTATTACTCGTAGGAATTTAGTTTTCAACTCGTCATACGATTTGAACTTATCTTCCGCTACTTCGGCATTAAGAGAATACATACCATTGTATAATGTCTCCATAACACCTTCATCTTCCAACCACTGAGATGGTTCTTCAAAACCAGATTTATCATATTTAATAAATCCGTCTGCCATACGTGACTTTAATTTAAAGTCGGCACCATTATATAAATCAAAAACGTTTACTGGTGTTTCGTCATCAAACTCTGGTGAACCAGCTGCTTGAATCATGTCGAAAATAGATTTGCCATACTTGAATAAGAATGTCTTACCTTCATTTTCTGGGAACTTTGCATCCTTAACAACGTAAATGTTAGATATAAACTGAAGACGACGTTTACGTCCACGAGCAATATCTTTATTTGAATCAATGTTAGAGTTCCACAACTCAGAGTTTGCCTCTGATACTGGATCCTGCTGATTGAGAGTTGTTAATGAATTTTCAATGTACCATCCACCTTGACCTTTAAAACCATGTGAATACATTTTGACGAAAGGAAAGTCTTCACCATCAGGTGCGTCTAAGAAACGAATGATTGCATAACCATTCCCTGTCTTATCTCTTTCCAATTTCCAATACCGATCGTCAACGTATGAGTTAGACCCAGCACCAGATGCTGCGTTTAACTTATCCATCATATCGGATACATTTTTACTTGAGTTACTTCTTTTCTTTAAGGCTGCGAATGCCATATTTACTTCTCCTATTTTGAGGTGTGATTTCTCACTTACCTATTTTATGATTAAGACAATTAATGTCGTTTTATGCGGTTTTATTTTAGAGTGGTCACCTACTGACATCCACTAATTGAGCAATGCTCAAATTCTTACTTCTCAGAGGTCGGCACCACTTTAAGCGGTGGAACATCTGAAGTTGGAGATGGGACAGGTGGTTCAGTACCTTCTGCTGCACCTATTGGATCAGGAGCATCGTCACCATCCATAATTGCTTTAATTGCTTGAGCAAAACCTGCTCTTGCCATTTCAAGACGTTGTACTTCTTTGTCAATTGCTACTAAATGCTCAATTGAGATTTTAGCAACATCAGGTAAAGAATCTACTTCATATTGTTTACCATCAATTCGAACTGTATTTTGAGTATTGATATCGGGTTGCGTCATACTATATTTCCTATATTTGTGATTTATTTATATACTAATCTGTCAGTCAACTTCATAATATACCCTATTATACTATACTTTCATCCAAAAGTAAAGCGATATTTTAACTTTATTCGACTAAAAACGAAGGTTTATTGATAATAAATTGAACTAATCTATTATAATCCTCCAACGCAGTCTCCTGTTCTGTATAATGTAGTTGTTCAACCACATCAACCGAATTTATCTTCTTTCTAACCTTCAATGTAATAGGAGATAGTCTTTCAATTCCATCCAATTCACCATCGTTGATATTAGATTTATTTACATCGTTCATTATCATTATACGAATACTCCTCTCATTATTTTTTCATATTTCTGTTTATCAAAATTCATAAACTCAGAATACCTATCAAACTTGTACTGTGTTTCTGGATAGATATATTCATCTGTTATTTGCTCTTTAAAGTTCTTACTGAAATTTAAAACTTGGTCCATTATAATATAAGTCTCAACCCTTATCATTTTCTGTTCAACAAATCTAAACAGAATTGGATGGTCACCACCTTTAACTTTAAAGAGGTCATCAAATGTTAAATTTCTATCTTCTAAAAACTCCTTAATTTCTTTAATATCCTGCTCAAAAGAATACGTTAAAGATTCAATTACCTTTAACCAACCAAAATAAACTTTTTCTGACTCTGCATTATATAGGTCACCAATATATTTACCATCACCAACAACGAAATTCGCAACATAAAATTTTAATAAATCGTGTTTCTTCTTGGAACCTATTGCTTCAAAATAAAATTTATCCTTTCGTCTTTGATATGTTTCTTTATTTACATTTTTACTTTTTCCATGGTACTTTACATAATTATAAACTACATTGGAATTAAAGTGTTGCTTAATTGAAACATATAATGTATATGCGTCAAATCCCGTCACAAAGGTAATTTACTCCCAGATTCTGTGTCACTAATAGTATTATTCCTGACTGCTTCTTCACGTATTTTCTCCTGTAAATTCGGAGATATTAATTTGGATACTTGTTTCGCTTCTAACTCATTCTCTTGCATATAGTCCGTGATAGCATCAATATATGAAGAATACCCATCTTTAGTTTGGGACTCAATGAGTGTTTGAAATGCCTGTTGCCTAGTCACTTGCGTCATAATATAGTTTTCCCTCTATCGTTTTAATACTTCATTACATAAAGATTCACGTTGAACATCTGTAAATGAATCCCACCCTTGCAGTTCTTCAATAGTAAGTTTGCAAATCTTACACCCACTATAATCATCATTCATTACATGATTGGTGCCAGTTGGACACGGAGATACCGCAATACACTGGCTGAGGAATTTTTCTTTTTGGTTTTCGGTCATACTCATGATACCATCCTTTTTAATGTTTTCTTAACAATCACCTTTACTATGTCGGAATTTGGACCGAACAAATCCATGTATTCACAGAAGATTGGAGATTCGGATACAAGAATAGTTGGCCAATTTAATAATCGTTTTGCAGCTTGGGTTCGGTTATAAATCTGTAATAGATCTAATGCAACGTCATTGGCGTATGCATCAATTTCATCTGGAATGGATAAATACACAATACGTTTTTGAGCGTCAGTCAAATTCTCCATATGAGAACTAAACTGTATTGTCGGTTGAAAACCATCTCGTGATTCGCATTGTTCCCTGTGTATAATTTCGTGCTCCAAGGTTTGAATTATTTCGTGCTGTAGGAATTTCCAGGCATTATTATTTATAATAATGACGTCGTTCGTATCTCGTACAACGACTTCTAATTCAATATTAGATTCACCGTCCCAATCCTGATGATAGAAATAACCATTACAACTTGCAGTATTAACTGGCATATCATCTCTCTCGGTTAACGAAACTATAACACCCATGTCTTCAAATTGTACTTGTAGGATTTCAACTATATCTTCTCCAGACATTGGTACATCCATGATTTGATATTTAGCATTTTCAACCCTAGACAACATTATATGATAACGACTTCATCTTCAGTTTCAATCCAAACCTTTGCTCCACATGGTAGTGGTTTGTCTGGACTATATACAACTTTAGATGGACCAGTAAGAATAACCTCATGACCATACGTGTTTTCTTTATACGTCTTACAAGTCAACACAGGTTTTCTTTCTCCAGTTTTGGCATTCCTTTTGATAACATGTTGATTAACATGTATTCGAGTTTTCATATTAAGCGTGTGCTAAATTATTTTTAAACTCTTTTATCTCTCTTGAGTTTTCGGACTCATCACGATACCCTTCCATATATTGTTCGTGATATTTCATAAACTTAACATTGGTACTTTTCAATACTTGGGGATCTTCATCAAATTCCGATGCTACCCAACCCGCAACATAAAAACGATTTTTACTTCGTAGGTGAGAGTTCCTATCTTTTTTGGTTATAATCATCTAATATATCTCCTCTATTTTTCATAATATAACACCTATTATACCCTACTTTCTCACAAAAGTAAAGCGATATTTTGATGTTTTTTCATCTTTTTTTGACTGTATTTACAACGTTTTATTCATAACACCTATTATACTATACTTTCACTGAGAAGTAAAGCGTTTAATTGAGAAATATCCTAAATATCAGTATAGGAGAAATATATTATGTTTGGAATACCACTAGAAATTATATCGATGCTTCTATCCACTATTCTTGGTGGGTTTATGAAGATGAAAGCGATGCAACAGCAAGATAATGCAGAACGTGATAAGTTAATGCTGGCACGACTGAAAGCGACTGATAAGTCACGAGATCGTGCAAGAGCAATGCAAACACCGAATGCCAATTGGGCAAGGAAGTTTATAGTAATCTGTCTCATGATTATGGCAGGATTTATACTAATCGCCCCAATGTTATTCAACGCCCCCACCAACGTATTGTCAGAAGATATCCATGGTTTTAAAATCTGGTTCTTAGACTTCACATGGGCAGAACCTGTATGGGTACAACTACAGGGAGTTGTAACTCCTGAATGGCTTCCATACGCAATTTTAAATGTGCTTGGTTTCTACTTTGGAACTGGAGCAGTAAACAGGAGAATGTAATATGGACGCAGTTAACTGGGTTTGGGATTTATTAATTAATTATTGGCAATTTACTATATTTGGAGTATTAGTTTTAATCGGCTTCCTAATATCATTATTTGATAAAGGTGTTGATTCCAATATAACGTTTAAAACGACTGGCATGCCAAACATGAAACCAATTAGCATTCCCACAAAAGGAAAGGGATTCTTTGGGGGAATTAAAGTTTGGTTGTTTGTTACTCGTAAATGGGAAATCACTAAAGACTTCCATTACTCAATAGATGGTACAAATTATGTTATTCCAAAAGGATTCAAATTTGACGGAGCATCTGTTCCTAAATTTTTACGTTCTTGGTTATCACCAATGGGTGTATTATTGATTGGTGGATTAGTCCATGACTATGGGTACAAATACGAAACATTGTTATTGAAGGGAAGAAAAAGCAGTATTGGTATTCACAACCAGAAATGGATGGATGAAACGTTCAGAGATATTAATATTGAAGTCAATGGGTTTAGGACAATTAACTATTTGGCATATTGGGCATTAAGAATTGGTGGCTTCGCAGCATGGAACGGTCATCGTAAAGTAAATGCGCAATGGGATGATGAATAGGAGTATATGGACTTTGTCACACTTATTGGAGAAGTAGGATTTCCTATTGCTGGTGCTCTGGCAGCAGGATATTTTGTATTCCTTACAATTAAATTTATCCTTGCAAGCGTTACTGGTGGTGTAAAAGGACTTGCCAATATCATCAGTGCTCTAGATAATAGAGTACAAACGATGAATAACGATTTAATTAAGATAGACGCTTTGATGAGTTACTCGTTAGGAGTCAGACCAAATGTTGACCGACTTGCAGCTAATGAAGGTAAAAATGATGCAAGGAAAGACTGACGTTATGGATATTGGACAAATAGTATCAGACTTCGGATTTCCTATTGTTGCTGCAGTTGGTATGGGATATTTTATATACTATATCTGGATTTGGACTACAAAGGAAGTTAAACCTGTCATCGGTTCCGCCTCAAAGACTCTGATTAAATTAGTTGATAGAATAAGGATGTTAGATAACGATATGATACGATTGAATACAAAATTACAAATGGTTTTAGAGTATCAAAAGAAGTCTGGCATAAATCATGATAGTGATATCGAAAAATTCCTGGCAGAGAATGCATCTAAGTCAGAAGAATTTAATCAATCCTCAAACCGAGAAAAATAAAATGAGAAATATACTCAAAAGGTTGGCATTGACACTGATGTTTTTTAGTGGTATAACTGTTGCAGGTGAATTAACTTTCGACTTTAGTAATCCAGCTTTCAGTGGGGTTGGATGGTCATCTCATGTATTATCAATTGCTCAATTAGAACATCAAAGAGAACAGGCAGTAATAGACGACGCAAAAGCAGAGGAAAAAGCTGCTGAACGTGAGGCAAAAAACACAACTCTTGCAAAGTTTGTAACAAATGTAGAGAGTCGTATCTTTGCAAACCTATCGAAACAA